CCGCGGTGGACGCGGCCATCAAGCGCGGGCAACCCGACGCGGGCTCTGCGGCTTCGCCTCCGGGGGACGGTGCGGCGGACGGCCGGTCACCCGCGATTCATCCGGCGTCACAGCCTCCGGCCGACACCCCGACCGCGACTCCCCGCAGGTCCTAGTACGGCGCCCGGAAGTTGATGTAGCCGAGCAGCACGATCACCGCGGCCACGCAGCCGAGGACCACGGCGGTGGACACCCACGAGGACCGGCGCCCGGAGCCCACGTGGTCGGGGTCGGCGCGGAAGGGGACCGGGCCGGGAGGGTTCTCCTTCCAGCGCGCGGCGAGCATCCGCGCACGCGCCGAGGGCTCCTTGTGCTCCGCGCCCTCGGCCCACCTCAGGTCGTACTCGCGCTCCTCGTCGTCGCGCTCCGGCATCTCCGGCACTCTCCCCGTCCCCCTGACTCGAACAACCGTGTCAGTAGACATGATCCCGGGCCGCACGCACCCTGTGAAGGGTTTTCGGCCACGCACGACGGCGCCCCCGCCCCCGGGAAACGGGGACGGGGGCGCCGGTCGGGTCGGCGTGACCCGTCGATCACACGTCGAAGTACATCTCGAACTCGTGCACGGCGGACGCGAAATTTGCGGGAGTTCGAAGTAGACATGGAACTTCGACAGTCTGTGCCGGGAACCTGCTTGGCTCTGGCCTATGAGCGGCTGGAATTGCGGGCCATCAAGGACAACACCTATCGGTCCTATCTCCAGACTCTCAGGGCTTTGGAGATTGAAGACCTTCCCATCGAGAAGGCAACCGTCCGGGAATTGGGTAGGCGACTCTCCACAGTCATCACCCAAAGCACGCGTAGGAAGCACGCGGTAAACCTCCAAGCCTGTCTTGGAATCAAGGTGCCTACCCCTGCACCTAAGCAGAAGGTCTATGAGCTTCCTTCCGTTCAGGAAGTCCGGGAAGCTTTCGCAGACTCTAAGTACCGTCCTCACGTCTACGGCATGACCTTTGCCGGTATGAGGATTGGTGAGTCTCTGGTGAATCAGCCCCTTAAGGGCAACGTCATCAACATTGACCGCCAGAGGACACCACAGAACGACATCACCCCCGCCAAGACAACCGGGCCTGTCTTTGTCCCTGAGTGGTTCGCAGAGGAGTACAAGACCTATCAGCTAGGCGCAATCAATCACGCCACGGTCTACAGGGGCGTTAAGCGCAAAGCCAAGAAAGAGTTGGGCATTGAGTTGAACCCTCACGCCCTAAGGCATCTGTTCGCAACGAACCTGGTGAAGCTTGGGGCACCCCCTGAGGTTCTGCGCCGACAGATGCGGCACCACGACGTTGCCGTATCCCTCCGGTACTACGTCCAGACTCAAGAGGCAGACATCGAGTCAGTCATGGCTAGGTTCGCCTAGGAAGCCCTGAGAGCCCCTAGAAGCTTTCCGGGGTACTCAGAGACCTAGGACGGCTGAGAGGCTCTTAGAAGCCAGCACAGAGGCTCACAGAGACACACAAAGGCCCGGCTATCCCCCTCAGATAGCCGGGCCTTTGCTATGCGCGGTTACTTGTGAAGCTCGAACCACACAATCTTTCCGGGCACGTACCCGCCTTTCCCGTCAAGGAAAGAGCAGTGGTCATATCCCCACTTCTCAGAGAGGAGATGAACCAGGATTAAGCCCCTTCCCGTTTCTGAGTCCTCATCCGCATAGGAGAGGTAAGGGGCGTTAGGCGAGAAGTCATGGACTTCAACCCTCAGCTTGTCCTCATAGAGAAGCCATCGAGTCTCTGTGAGTCCCGTAGGCGACTCAATGCGAATGGCATTGGTCAGAAGCTCCATGAAGCACAATGTTGCGTCTTCCTCATAGTGAGTGGCATTTACCTTAGTCAGCCACTTACGGAAGACCCTTCGAGAGAGGGGGACAACAGCCGGAACCTGAGTCCACCCCCATGCCTTCACCTCTTGGGGCTCTTCTTGCCCCCGGCTCTCATTGTTCCGTGTTTGGGGCATGGTCACCGGCCACCCCCGGCCGTCCGCGTATGCTGCATCTGTCTGCGCTCCTATCAGCGTGGACCGGGCTCCGGGGCCGTGGCGTGGTCGCCGGAGCCACCTTCTACAACATCCAACGCCCGTAACGCGCATGGGTGTTGTTGACCTGCGTTGATAGACTGTTGACTGAAACAGTCATCAGCACGGGGGTTGACGTGAGCGACTTCTCTGAGGCAGCGAAAGCGGAGATTAAGGCAAGAGGGTTGAGCCTTAGAGCTGTTGCTAAAGCCGCTCACTATGACGTTTCTTTTATCTCTCGCGTCTTGAGTGGCAAGCAAAAGCCCTCAATAGACTTGGCTAAGACTCTGGACAAGCTTTGGGGTACTCAGCTTGCCGACAAGCTTAGAGAACCCGCCCGGATTGAACAGCCTTCCCCGAATGACTATGTGCGCAATGCTGTTGCTCACTTCCTTGAGCACGACAACCGGCATGGTGGGGACCATGTGGCTTCTGCGGCTAAGCAGGTATGGAAAGCCGAACAGAAGAAGCTTTCCAGCTATGAGGACAAGAAGAGGCTTTCCGACGTAGCCGAGATTGCAGAGGTAGCGGGTTGGCTTCTCTTTGATGCCAATAGGCAAGAGGAAGCTAGACAAGCCTTCATGGAATCCCGCCACTTGGCAGAGTTGGCAGGCGATAGGGCAATGCAATGGTTTGCCCTAGACATGCTGGCAATGCAAGACGTGCAAAGCGGAAACCCTGGTGAAGCTCTCCGTATCTCGGAAGAGCTGATGACCAATCCTCGGGTGCCGGGCCGTGTGGCTCTCCTAGGCCGTGTGAGGCACGCTAGGGCTCTTGCCCTCACTGGGGACCGGACAAGGGCTCTGGACGCCGTAGAGAGGGCTCAGGGGGCTCTACAGGACTCCATCAGCAACCGTGACCCTCAGTGGGCATGGTGGGTTGATGAGATGGAAGTCATCGGGCACAAGGGGGAAGCCCTTATGTCTCTCGGGGACCATAAGGCCGCTCTACCGCACTTGCAGAAAGCCACTGAGCTTGTGAAGCCAAATGGTCGGGGTGCTCTGTACTACTCGGTTGCTGAGCTAACAGCTTTGGCACAAGTAGGAGCATGGCGGGAAAGCGAAACGACGCTTTCCCGGATTGGTGTCATCCTGGAAAGCGTCGCATCGTCACGCAGTAGGGCTAGGCTCAAAGGTGCTCTAAGAGTCATTGAGCGAGACGCCCCGGATTGGCTCAAGGAACACGCTAAGGAAGCCGTGTTGTTGGGCTAGCTCTTGTCGGGGTTCGGCTTACCGGTGCTGGTGTAGTAAGCCTCAATGACCTTTGCCGCAATGCGGCCCTTGTCGGCAACCTCATGCCCGGCACCCTTGGCCCATGCCCGAATGGCATTGAGGTCATGAGGAGAAGCGGACTTAGCAGCGGTGAACGTGCCCTGAGTGGCAACCGGCTGAGTCTTGGCCTCACGAGCCTTGCTCACGAACGGCTCAAGAGCCTTGAGAAGCTTTTCCCGGCTTGCCTTGCCCAAGTCGATTTCAAGGGCGGGGTAAGCCCACACCTTTTCAGTGGTGAGCTTGTCTGAGCCGTCCTCGTTCTTGAGGGGTTCGCCGTTGTCGTCTGTGGCGACTACCTCTTGTTCCTTTTCCTGCGGAACAGTGAGCCTGAGAGTCTGCACGTCCTCTGTCGTCTTACCGTCGAAGTCATCAACAGTAGAGACAAGGAAATACGCCTTGACCTCTCCCACGCCGGGAATGTTGGTGACGACTTCCTGAACCCCCGGCTTTCCAGCCTGGTCACTGCCTACCGGCTCAGCTTTGGTTGCCATCCTTGGCCCCCTTCTCTCTTGCTTGGGCAAGAGGGTAGCAGAAGCACGCTTAGAAGGGGCCTGAGCTTTTATCTAAGCCGCTTGTAATTAAATTGGGCACCCCGAGCCGGCTGGGATATTCAGGGCTTTATCAAAAAGACTGGATAAACAAAGAAGGACTTGACACGGATGTTATGATGGATACATCAAGAAAAACACCAGAGAAGCCCGCCGGGCGCTTCTCATAAGTAGACAGATAAACCCCCGGCATGGTACAATAAAGAAGTAAGAACACGACGTTGGCGGACGTTAGGAGAAGCTTAAGACTTAGAGTCTTCATATAGCCCCTGGACTACCGCCATAGTCCGGGGGCTTTTTGTTTGCCCTCATGGTTTAGAAAACCACACTGTTTCCCTGAAATAACGGGACCCTAGCCGCAAGGATGACAAACGGTGGAGCAAGAGGGAAAGGCGAGTCCCTAAGTATCCGAATCGCTGCGGTGAAGGCAACTTCTAACCATGTCTCTGTTTGGTTAGTCGAATGGCTTTCTTGACCCGTTCTTTCTTCCAAGCCTTCACCACTAGGACAAGACAAGAAGAAAGAACCAAGCGTAAGGCTTGGACCATGAGGCAAAGGTGCGTGTGACTGCGAGGCCCTTTGCGGAACAGAGACGAAACACTCAGCAGCAAGAGAAAACCCGCCGGTTCTTCTACTGGCCTTCTCTTGGGGAACGCATGGGGGGGGAATAAATCTTTTAGAAGTTAGTAAAGAACAAAGAAGAACGTCTGAGCAAAGCTCAGCCGTTAGACCATTACCTCTAGACATCAAAGAGATAGGAGGTAGACAAACAACATAGGAGTGTAAGAACATGAAGACATTGAGTAAGACAAGCAAGACAGCATTTGGACTAGTGCTTTTGGTAGCACTGGCTTTGTCCTGGTGGAGCCTTTCCACCCTGGCAGTCAGTTATGGAGTACCCGAGTATCTAGCTTGGGGTATCTCACTGGCCTTTGATGGTGCGGCACTAGTGACCGCAGACCTAGCAAGCAAGTACGCGAGAAGTCCCGATAGTGGAGCCGGGCCAAGATGGATGACATACGCGCTCATTGGCGTATCAGTCTTCCTGAACGTAAGCCATGCACAGATGCTCGGTTATGGCTTGGCCGGACAAGTCCTCTTTGGTGCCCCGCCGGTTATTGCGGGTGTCCTCTTTGAGCTAGGGCTCAAGTGGGAACACCGACAGTCGCTTAGGGAGAGAGGACGTGTCGCAGAGGCTATGCCGGTATTCGGCAAGCTGTCTTGGCTGATGTTCCCAAGGAAGACGCTTAAGGGCTTCCGCCTAGTGCTGCTGTCTCGGCTTGAGGACACGGTGTCTCGCTCTGTGCCGACACAGGAGCTGCCGGACGACACAGACCAGGACACCCCCTCAGAGCCTCTGAGACAGCCTGAGACAGCCTCTCAGGACCTAGAAGACAAGACGACAGCCAAGAGCCTTGAGAAGACGTTCCCGGAAGTCTCGGGAGACATGAGCATTGCCAAGTTGGTTGCTCTGTTCCATGACTCAGGAGTGACCGACAGAGAAACGCTTAGAGAGAAGGTCTCAGCCGTCAAGGGCACAGAGATTACTAAGGGCACCATCAACAAGAGTCTTAGCCGTATGAAGTGACAGCACCCGTCCGGAGATTCCGGGCGGGTTTCCCTTAGAAAGAGGAGACATGACCACTCTACTTATCTGCCTTGCAGCCGTACTAATCGCCTACTACTCAGGCAAGAAGAAGGGTCTAGAGCTAGGCCGTAAGGAAGGGTCTCAGTACATCATTGAAATCAAGAGGAAGGATTGAATGGGAGGAACCATTAGATGCGACCGTTGCGGTAAGGGCATCAGTAAGGATGAGAAGAGCGTCTATATCCGAGAGGGTTGGTACCACAAGAAGTGTGCAGAAAGGATTGAGAAGGGCAAAAGATGAAGACATGCCAGAGATGCAAGAAGACTAAGAAACTCGATGAGTTCAACAAGAACCGCGCAGAGTCCGACGGTTTGCAGCGTTATTGCCGGGGGTGCCAGAAGGAAGCCATCAAGGAATGGCGCAAGAACAACCCTGAGCGCTCTAAGGAACACAGTAAGAAAACAAGCCGGGATTTCAGAGAGAAGCACCCCGACTACAACAAGGAGTACTACCGCAAGAAGGTAGAGACCGAAGAAGGGAAAAGGTACTACCGAGACAGAATGAACGAGAGGAACAGACGTAAGAGAGAGCAAGACTAATTGCAATTAGAACGCTATTCCCTTATACTCAAAGAGTAGGCAAGCGGTATTCATTACTCGTTTGTGGTACACACTCCTAATGTGGTTGACCCCGGTAGTTATGCCAAATGGCTAGGCTCTTCTCCTTGGCTGCCGGGGTCTTCTTATAGGGCCTCATTGATATGACGCACAAGCTAGCTAGAAAATGCAGAAAAACGGCGGGTTAGAGAGGAGACAATGACCGGTCCTAAAGAATCAAACAGAGAACTAATGATGTCTGAAGTAGACGACATCAAAGAAAGAATCCGGGCAGGCGAAAAGCTAGACCCAAAGCAGGTAGCAAGAGAGCTAGACGCTAACCCGACAAGCGTAGGAAGAATCATCAAGACTCTTCTTTGGCTAGAGACAATGAAAGGAACAGAGAATGAACATTGAAGTAGGAATGACTCAGGAACAGGCAACGCAAGAGGTGATGAGCGAGAGACCGAACGACGTAGTACCGGACAAGGTGACAGTTTCGCGGGCTTTCGGAATGGTAAAGCTACGTATCACTCTTGACGGTAAGACGCATAAGGTATTGATGACAGAGGGAACCTTTGCAGCTCTGGAGACTAAGCCGGGAAACGTCATCAAGGAACTAACATTTAAGGAAGGAAACGGAAGCGAAGAAGACCTCTGGAATAGGTAAGGCTAGAAATAGCGAATAACGTAATACCAGGGTCTCGCGCGTTCGTAAATGGAAAAAATGCAGGAATACACTAAAGAGGCAAAAGAGACATATCTAGAATTGGCTCAGGAACTAGGACATCCTCGGGCAATGCGTGAACTTGGGTATCCAAAGTCATGGAATACCGCAAACAAGTGGGCAAAGGAATCTGGGGTTGATGTCACCCTAGATGAACTCAAGAGCCGTGCCGCAGCACATAGAGATTGGTATGGGGACTATGAGCACATGGAGGCACTACAGAGCATCATTGACCGTTCTTTGGAGCTAACGGAGAGAACGGCGGATATCAGCGCTGATGACCTCAAAAAGGTTGCAGATGCCCTAACTAAGGCCATTGATAAGCAAAGGGTCATTCAAGGCAAGACAACCAACCGCACGACTACCGAGGAAGCCTCACCAGACGGGGACCTTCTCTCAGGGCTCTACAAGGCACTTGAGAGCAACGACCACAACCCCGCCGGACAGAGAGAGCCAAGCGCCTAACCAAGCCCTTAGAAAGGCGTACAGCGCTTCTTTGTAGCAATGTTTGTAGCACAGGGATTTGCCGGCCTCGGGTGGTTGGTACAAACCACAGTACAAAGTCTGTGTCGGCAAGAGCCTGTCTCAGTTGGCGTCCAACTCATGCACACATGCCCTTGACCAGGGGCTTTACCAAGGAAGGAAGAAACCAGGACATACACAATGAAACTAAATGAATATGTAAGAAGTCTCCCAAAGGAGGTATTGGAAGACCTAGGCACCCGAGAGGGACGCATTAGACAGACAAGGAATAACCCCCTTCTCTTTGTTCTTTTGTACCTAGACCACCACATCACCAATGATGCGGGGGTTATGAGTCTTAGTGAATTCCATGTCTCATTGATTGATTACGCACTGACATGGACTAAGCCAGTCACTCAAGAGATGGAGAGCCGAGACGCTTTCATTGCCCCCAGGAATGGAGGCAAGAGCACATGGCTATTCCTTCTCTTGCCTATGTGGGCCGCAGCACACGGACACATCACGTTCGTTGCTGCCTTTGCCGACTCAGCAGCACAAGCAGAGGAACACCTACAGACGTTCAAGACAGAGCTAGACAGCAATGACAGGCTGTCTAAGGACTTCCCTAGCCTCTGTGCCCCTCTGACTGGTCAGAGGAAGAACACGCCGATTGCTCAGTCTCGTGACCTTATCCGGCAGGCTAACGGCTTTGCCTTTATTGCTAAGGGTGCGGACTCAAAGACTCTCGGCATGAAGATTGGAAAGACAAGACCTGAGCTTATCCTCTTTGATGACATTGAACCTCAAGAGGCTAACTACTCAGAGAATGAAGCATTGAAGCGCAAGGGAACGCTTCTGAATGCCATTCTGCCTATGAACATTAAGGCTCGTGTTGTCTTTGCAGGAACTACAACCATGCCGTTCTCAATCATTGACCAAATGAGAATGGTTGAAGAGAAGGCAAGGGAATGGAAGGAATCCGAATTCCCTGGAAATCCTGGCTATTCTAATGCCCTTCTTAAAAGCGGTACTAATGAATTCAATTCGAATAGCTCTATATCTACACCCATTTCAAATACAGAAAATTTGAAAAAGTCGGACCCTGAGTTTTACGACTCTCTGGACCCTGACTTGCGTTGGGTGCTTGATGAGCGGATTAGAGTTCACTACTTCCCGGTTGTTCTCAAGAATGAGGATGGCTCGGAGCGTTCTCTATGGCCTGAGTTCTGGTCTATGCAGTACATCAATGATTACCGGCATACGCGTTCCTTTGCTATGAACCTCATGAACAAGCCGGTATCTGTTGATGCTGCCTATTGGCAGTTTGAGGATATCCGCATTGGTGAGCCTGCCGGGGGTTACGGGCGTACTCTCCTTGTCGTTGACCCTGCGGTTACCACAAAGAAGAGAAGCGACTATACGGGCCTTGTGGCTATCTCTAGAGGATTGGACCTTGAGGGCAAGGAAGACGGCTTTATCTATGTGCGCTATGCGGAACAGCACAAGATTACGCCCGGTCCTGAGCTAAGAGACCTTGTGGCAAGCCTCTGCAAGGCGTACGGGGCAAAGGTGGTGCTAGTCGAGAGTAACCAGGGTGGCGACGTGTGGCGCACTGTCTTTGATGGCATTCCGGCCAAGCTCAGACTTGAGCGGGCAGTAGGGGCCAAGGAAGCTAGGGCAACTCAGGCTCTCGACTTCTACCAGAGAGGAAAGGTGTTCCATACGGCTCACTTTGAGACTCTGCTAACGCAGATGTTTGCCTTTCCTCGGGTTACCCATGACGACGTTGTGGACGCTGTATCAACCGGGGTTCTCTACTTCCTAGGGAAGCCTCAAGTAGTACCGACTATTAAGTCTCAGAGCTACGTCTGAGAAAGGCTTAGCTTGGCTCGGATAAAGAAATTCAATATCCGAGCCGGCTCGGGCCTCTAATTTGAATTGAGAAAGGATATGCTTTATACTCTGAATAAGGAGTTAAACAACACAACAATATGACAGACCTAACCATCGCGGTTAACGAAATCCTAGACAGGAGAAACGACTACACAACCGCAGAAGACTATTACGAAGGAGCAGCCGAAGAGGTATTTACCTCTGTGGCTATGAGTAGGGCTTTGCACCGGACGGGCAATCGCTTCTATCTCAACTTCGCAGCAACACCCGTTGATACGGTGAATAACCGCCTAGAGATTGCCTCTGTATCGGCCGTTAGTCCTGAGGCCGGTAGCTATCTCGACAAGGTATGGGCTTCCAATGAATTGGTCCTAGAGACCGGGGAGATTCACAAGAGAGCCCTTATTTACGGTGACGCCTATCTCATTGTGTGGCCTGAGAATGACACTCTTCAGGTTTACTACAACTCCCCAAAGACAACGGTTGTTCTCTACGATGAGGAAAACCCCCGCCTAAAGCGTTGTGCCGCTAAGGTCTGGGAAATCTCAGTCAATGACAACAACACCGTTAGGACTCGCACAAGAGTCAATCTGTACTACTCAGACAGGATTGAGAAGTACATCAGCCGTGCGGAAAGACTTCCGCACACTCCTAAGGATGCTGACTTTGTTCCGTTCGTTGATGAGTTCACGGACGCCAATGGAGTCATGGAGCATGACCTAGGAGAGGTTCCGGTATTCCACTTCCGGACCGAAAGGCCAAAGGGCAAGCCAGAGCACGTAAGCGCTTATGGTGCTCAGGACATCATTAACAAGCTCATCGTTGGACAGATGGCCGCTAATGACTTCCACGGCTTCCCGCAGCGTTTCGCTTTGGCCAATGAGGGTTCCTCGGAGTCTGCCGACTTTGGGGATGGTGGGGACTCAGTCTTTACCAACAACAGCCCTGGTGAAATGGCAATCTTCAATGGCATCAAGGAAGTTGGCCAATTCAAGGTTGCTGAGCCGAATACGTTCCTTGAGCCTTTCAAGGCTGCTATTCGCTCAATGGCTAGCATCACGTCTACTCCACTGCATTACTTTGAGCCAACCGGCAATATCCCTTCCGGTGAAGCCCTAAGGACAGCAGAGGCACCGCTAGTCAAGAAGGTTCGCAATCGTCAGTTGTCCTTTGGTTCAACGTGGCGAGAAGTCTTCTCATTCATCCTCAAGGCCGGTGGATTCAATGAGGACGTACAGGTTCATTGGAAGCCTGTAGAAACCTTCGACACCAAGGAAGCAATGGAGATTGCTTTCAAGAAGATTCAGATTGGTATTCCTCTTGAGCAGGTAGCCGCAGAAATGGGATATGACGCGGCTCTAGTGGCTCAGTGGGTTGCCAAGATTGAAGCAAGAGAAGCGGCTAAGGCTCAGCCGGGCAATAACGCTCCGGGTGATTCAGACGCTCAGGACTTGCAGCCGGATACGGCGGGGGTTCCGGATAACCCTTACGAGAAGGCAGCGTGACAGAAGAAATCCGCCGACTCTTCCGGGTCTTGATTGAGGCTCTGGAGAAGAAGCAAGGAAACCGACACAACAACAACTCACGAGACGGAGGAATCAATAAGTGACGGAACAGCAGGAACGACCAAACGACATTGAGGCTATGGAGAGGGCTCTAAACAAGGCCAACACAGAGGCTCAGAAGCACAGAGAACAGCGCAACAGCTACCGGGGTCTAGCGACTCGCCTAGCGGCTGAGAGGGCACTCTCAGAGGCCGGTATGAGCAACGCTAAGGCCGCTAAGTATCTCGACTACTCAAAGGTGTCTGTGACGGAGACTGGAGAGCTTGAGGGACTTACCGAACAGCTTGAAGCGCTAAAGGAAGACTTGCCGGAACTCTTTGGAGAGCCAAAGAAGGTTTCGGGTGGAGCGGACGCCGCAAATAAGCGGGAAGCACGTCCTACTAAGACCTCTGCCGAAACACTGGCCGAGCGTCTTCTAGGCTAAGCAAAAGAATTCCTGAATACCCGAGCCGGCTCGGAATTCGGGGGATAACTGAATAACAATTGAATTAGGTGTCTGTGAACACCTGCGGAATGGCTCTCTTGAGAGGTGTTCCGGACAACTAAATACATAACTGGAGAACAACAAAAAATGGCAAGAACTAATGCTGATGCTTGGGTACCTGAGGAGTACGGCTCTGAAGTAATCACCCGAGTTAACCAGAACTCTGCGATTGAGGCTTACGCCCGTCGAATTAACATGAACAGCGACACCATGAAGGTGCCTCGCATTGGCGCAATTGGCGTCAACGTTGTGCCTAAGGGTGGTACTTACCCTGAGGCTGAGCCAGTCCTAGACAATGCGCTTTTGGACGCGGTGAAGTTCGGTACAACCGTCACCATTGCTGAGGAAGACCTACAGGATGCAATCGTTAACGTGGTTGCAGCCGCTCAGGCTGAGTGGGCAGTCTCTTACGCACGTGAGCTAGACAATGCCTGCCTTGGCGTTACGGGTACTCAGAATGGCACCACGGTTCCATTCACCTCTGTTTACAAGGCCACTGGCTCAGGACAGAAGATTGCAACAGCGGGCGCGGTGACTTATGCCAAGCTCTCTGACACTATGGCTCTTTATGAGGGAAGCACGTTTGCGAATGACGCGGATACCGTAATCATCGCTCACCCTGCCTTTAAGGCTGGTCTGCGTGGCGTTATGGACGACAACAACCGTCCAATCTTTGTAGAGGGTACGGCCGGAACTCCAACAACTCTGTTCAACGTTCCTGTGGCATTCTCTTACGGCGCTAAGACTTCTGCGACTGCTACGGATGCGCCTAACGGTAACCCTCTTTTGATTGTTGGTAACCGTCAGCACCTTCTATTGGGTGTTCGCTCTGGACCTGAGAGCCTGCTTTCTTACGATGCTGGTTTCCGTTCAGATGAGCCAGTTCTCAAGATGCGTGCCCGTCGCGCATTTGCCGTTGGACGTACTGAGTCCTTCGGAATCCTTGAGGTAACGGCAGGGGCCTAATCCTTAGGATTGGTTCCGACTGAGGGGGCTAGGGTTTCGGCCCTAGCCCCTTCTCTCATGAAAGGATGATGACTAATGGCACTACCTACGTACTTCTATGGCTCGGTGTTCGCTAAGGCGTTCAACGGCCAGATTAATTACACGTCCGACACCATCAAGATTGCTTTGGTTGGTTCGGGCTATACGCCTAACCGCAATACTCAGGGTGCATGGTCAACCGTAAGCACTTATGAGGTATCCGGCGCGGGTTACACAGCAGGGGGTCAAGCCCTATCGGGCAAGGCTCTTTCCTATGCCTCATACAAGTTGAAGATTGACGCCAATGACGTTACTTGGACTGGTCTAACAGCTAGTGCCCGATACGCTGTTGTCTATGACGACACAGCAACCGGCAAGCCTCTTATTGGCTATGTGGACTTTGGCGAGACTCTAGAACTCTCCAATGAAGACTTCACCATTGAGTTCTCATTCTTTGAGAGTGACCCGGACTCAGGCGCAATCACTACCGGCTCAGGTCTCTTTGAGATTGAGGTCTCATGAGCGTAAGCATTGCGGCCGGTAAGGCAATGGCAAGGGGTAGCGGGTGGAGTGTGAGCCGTGCCCCAGGAACGGCCCCTAGCGGCCCTGTGAGCGTCTCGACAGCTTCCGGCAAGGCAATCGGCCGGGGGTTGGGTTGGAGCGTCACACGGATGCCCTCAGCCGTTCCTACCTACACAGAACTTGCTATGACGCTTGCTCGCAAAAGGGTAATCCTCACCCTTGGCTCTAATGCAGTTGCTCTAGAGCTACCGAGGAAGATTCTACGAATGGAGATTGAAGGATGACGCTTGAATATGTAACAGGCAGTGTGCCGGTAGAACAGCTATCAATCACTGTGCAGGATGAGAACGGCAATGCCCGTAACCTCTCTGCCTACTCGGGTGCCACTTTGCTTGTCTCCGGTCCTGATGAAGTTGGACGTACCGGGGGAACCGCAGTGATTACCGATGCGGCTAACGGTCTAGTCACCTTCACTTGGCCAGAGACAACACTCTTTGATGTTCCGGGAGACTACCGAATTGCACTCAAGCTTTCGGCAGGCTCAGCAGCGGACACCACTACACCTATCCGAGTAGTGGTTAAGAGAGGATTGGAGGTCTAAGAATGTACGCAACAGTTGATGACGTTTACGAAATCGCGGGGGTTTCTGTTGACCTAGCTACCTTGAAGAAGGCTCAGGCAATCATTGAAACAGCTAGTGGAAGACCCGTAGAGCTAGTAACGGATACGACCGATGTTCTATGGCTCAGAAAGGCTGTCGCTTGGCAGTGTGCCTATATGGAGGATGACCCTACATCTGTCTTTGAACAGCCAAACTTGGAGTCTTACTCTCACGGTGACGACAAGATGGTTATGGGGGACAAGAAGGTTTGGTTGGCTCCACTAGCTGAGAACGCAATTGGCAATGTGTCATGGCGTAAGAGTCGCTTTGTTAGCTTCCCGCCAACGAACTACCGCAAGGAAAAGCGTAGGCAGGATTGCGAGACTGCATGGATGCGCAATAGGTGGTGGTCCTGGTGAGAACTATGGCTATGAAGCGCTATGAGATGCGGGCCGAAATCTACACTTACCACATTGGAGAACAGGACCCTGATTCCGGCGGGTTTCCCGATGCGACTTGGGATTACGACAACCCAAGATACGTAAGGGCTACGGGTGGCTCAGCTAGAACATGGGAGTCTATCGAGCAATGGTTGCCTGACAGGAAGGGAATTGGAACCAGCTACTACAACGAAAACTGGATTCAGTTGTTCATGCCCTATCGCCCTCTCTTGACTGCAAGGGTAGGAAACATCAAGAACAAGGCAGGGGAAGTTATCTATGCTGAGGCTGACGGTAAGGCAACCATCTTTGATATCAGAGGTGTTTTCCCTCAGGTTGATGTGAATGGCAAGACGATTGACTATCATGTGGTTTGCGCTAGAAGTGGTCTACAGCCATAACGAGAAAGGACCCCCACCAATCCCGGTGAGGGTCCTTCTCTATTTGGCCTTGTATTGCGGCTGACTTAGCGGGCCGATTACTCAACTTGACAGGGGTGCTAGTATTACTCCCTGTAAGCGTGCATGAGTAGAACTGCTACTAAGACAGCAAAGCATCACACGTCGAAGTACATCTCGAACTCGTGCGGGTGCGGACGCAGCTGCAGCGGCGCGATCTCGTTGGCGCGCTTGAAGTCGATCCACGTCTCGATCAGGTCCGGCGTGAAGACGTCGCCCTGGAGCAGGAACTCGTGGTCGGACTCCAGGCGGTCGAGGACGGCGCCCAGCGAGGTCGGGACCTGCGCCACGTTCGCGTGCTCCTCGGGAGCCAGCTCGTAGAGGTCCTTGTCGATCGGCTCGGCCGGCTCGATCTTGTTCTTGATGCCGTCCAGGCCCGCAAGCAGCAGCGCCGAGAAGGCCAGGTACGGGTTGCCGGAGGCGTCCGGGGCGCGGAACTCGACGCGCTTGGCCTTCGGGTTCGAGCCCGTGATCGGGATCCGCATCGCGGCCGAGCGGTTGCGCTGCGAGTACACCAGGTTCACCGGCGCCTCGAAGCCCGGCACCAGGCGGTGGTAGGAGTTCACCGTCGGGTTGGTGAAGGCCAGCAGCGACGGGGCGTGCTTGAGGATGCCGCCGATGTAGTAGCGGGCGGTGTC